GTCATAGGTGTATGTGTTCTTACATCACCGTCACACCATATGAAGATGTCTGTGTCACAGTGTTCCGCAAAGTGCCACAGTGCAAATACTTTGTTAGCAAAGCGACTTGCATCCCAGAGAAAACTTTTTTTAGTTTTGTCTTTGTTGTGACCGTGTGCATGCGGATTATTCTTGTGTCGTTCTTGCCAAGCCTTAAGGTCTGGCAAGGTTGTTCGTTGATCGTAAAGTGTAATACTATGATTACCCTGTACACTTGGATTGTGGTCCTCTGGATATATTGTAAGAGGAACTTCTTTGGGCCAGTTAGCATTGTATCCTTGGATAAACTGCTCGCCGTATTTTTTATATCCTTGAGGATGCCATGAGGTAAATACTGATAATGTGCGCATATAACTATTTATAGGTTTAGATTTACACAATGAAAATTTCACACTTTCCAGGTAACTTGCCCAACAATGCACAGGAAGTTTATCCACAACTTATAAATGCCATACAGCAAACAGACACACTTGTTGAAAATAACTTGGATGCTGATGCTGCACTTATATGGAGTGTGCTGTGGTATGGTAAGATGGGTGCTAACAAACAGGTATGGGATCACTACCGCGCACGAAACAAGCCAGTCATTGTCATAGAAGTGGGCGGGCTTATACGCAACACAACTTGGAAGTTGGGTATAAACGGGATCAACAGAGATGCAGACTTTGCTGTGGATGCTTACATGCCTGGCGACAGAGTAAAAAAGTTTGGCATCATACTACAACCTTGGAAGCAGGATGGCGAGTATGTGCTAATATGTGGACAACACGGACACAGTGAACAGTGGCGTGATATGCCTGATATGGATACATACTATCGCAACACTATTGCAGAGATACGCAAAGTCACAGACAAGCCCATAGTTGTTCGCAGTCATCCTCGTTTCAGAGAGTCACTGCACTGGGCATGCGATATGCAGTGGTATAAAGAGCAAGGTGTCACTTGGAACATACCCAAGCATGTGCAGCAAACCTATGACAGTTTTGATTTAGAGCATATGCTAAAGCACACACACTTCACTGTTAGTCATAGCAGCAACGCTGGCATTACTAGCGTTATACAAGGTGTGCCTGCAGTAGTAAGTGAAAGTAGTTTAGCCTGGGACGTTAGCACAAAAATGGACTCATGGTTAAGCAAGCCTGATAGACACAATTGGTTAAACCGTATGAGTTATACAGAATGGTTTGCTGACGAAATAGATGTGCAATGGAATCGTATTAGAGCAAAACTATAGTGTTGCATATTTGCAACACCATTGTAAAAAAGCAACAAAAAGGTTGCATTTTATAAAAGTTTTTAGTATAATAATCATAAATATCCTTGTTATGTTTTCGCCAAGCTATTCGTGTAACACAACACCTTTTTGCAAGCATGATAAGATAAACAGCGATAGATGCTGTATAATATAACCCCCTAAAGGAAATTTAAGACAATGAAAAGACTACTTACAACTACTGCGATCCTCGCAGTATTGACAACACCTGTTATGGCTGACGTTACTATTGGTGGCGACTTTGCGTGGTATCATCAGGATAATAATGGTACACTATCAACAGCAGTTGACGCTGATCTAAACATCAAGCCAAGCACTACAACTGAATCAGGTTTGACTTTTGGTGCAGATTTTAACCTTAACCAAGATGGCAACGATGACGGCGGTAACAGCCTAACTGTTAGCAACGACAAGTTTAAACTTGATCTAGGCGACACAAACAGTGCGCTTGATGCAATCGACGATGTTACTGACTTTACATACATTGTAGGCAATGGTTCACCAAGTGTAGACCATGCAGCAATCCTAACTCTTACACCAATCACTGGCCTAACACTTAATGCTAGTATGGCAACAGGCAGTGACTATGGCACAACTGCTGGCGAAGGCTATGCATTCAGTGGTACATATGCTATTGGTGAAATTGCAACTGTTGGTGCAGGTAAGATGATTGATGCTGACGATTCAGAAGCAACTATCATGAACGTAACTGCTAGTGTTGGTCCTATTGGTCTTGCAGCAGAAAAGTATACAGCTACTACTGCGGCTAAGGTTGACACAGACACAACTACAATGGGTGCAACTTTTACCATTGATAAACTTATGCTAGGCATTGAGCTTATGAAAGAAGAGTCAGCTGGTACAGTTTCAAGTGATGAAGTTACACTTGGCGCACAGTACACTGTTGCACCAGGTTTAGTTGCATTTGCTGAAATGACAGAAGATGACAAGACTGCTAGTGAGAAAACTACAGCAATTGGTCTTGCAGTAAAATTCTAATTTAAATTTAGGATAATAAAAAAGCAGCGGAAACGCTGCTTTTTTTGTGACTTAACTAGTGTGCCATCTATAATCTTGCACTGTACCATCTAGCCAAGTAGTAACCAGTCCTTGATCTTTAAGTATACCGTTCTGCATGATTACTTCTTCCATGTTTGCATTTACAAAGCCTTGTTCTACCATACTATACCAAGTTGTAGTATAAGGTAGAGGATCTCTTTCTTTATACACAACTACTTGTATAACGTCCTCAAACTTGCGCTTTTGCAAATAGTAATCTTTTACATCAAACCCATTTAGTGCAAGCAAATACAATATTTGTGTTACAGTAAATGTATTGTAATGTCCTGGTGGTGTATAGTGCTGAAATCTATGCTGTAGCACATTAACTGTGCTTGGCACATTCAAGTAAAGCATGCCTCCCATGGTCATTGCACGATTAACACGCCCTAAAAACTCTAGTGGACTGTAGATGTATTGCATAACATCGTGACACCATACAACATCTACCTTCACACTTAGCATAGGAGTATCGGTGTTGAGATCATGGTTCTTGTAAGTGATATTGTGACGCTGAGGTTTGATATGTTCGCAGTTTAAATCAATGCCGTGACACGCAATATCCAAGTATCTACCTGGCTCGCCATCTTCATTAATATCACGCATGTTTGCCCAATACTCTAAATGGGCGCCATTGCCACATCCTAGATCAGCCATGTGTTTGATGCTGCGCTTAAAGTCGTCAAACTGATTGAGAAACTCCAGCGTTTGTTCACCTAATGTCATGCTAGTCAATTCTAATATCTTCCATGCCTGCTGTGCGCAAACGAACAACGTGTCCCATTTGCCACTGTTTAGTGTCCAAGCCTTTCATAATGCCTAGCCATCTGTTGCGTAGCAGTGCTACTTCGTTGATGATAGTTTCAAAGTCAATGACTTCATCTTCGCCATCTACATACTTTTCAGCATCACGACTTGTTAACGCACGGGCATATCCTTCCAAATACTTTTGAAAGTGCTTGCGTCTGATCTTACGCAGTTGTATGTTGAGGTAGTTAAGCACCGCTTCAATCTCTTGTAGTTGATTGAAACGATGCTCAGTAATACCTGGCAGTGCAGTAATATTCTTTTCTACAATACCCTTAACATGACACTCGCGCTTTGCTTCTTCCAGTTCACTTTCATAGAAATTAATGAAAGCTGGAATAGCACCTAAGTCATTTACAATTCTGTTGTAGTATTGGCTCAATACTCATCTTCTTCGACTTCGAAGTCCTCTTCTCCAAGCAAGTCTCTAACGCTTGCTTTGAGGTATTTGTCTACACCACCAAGTTTAAATAGATCTTGTTCGTCAAGAATCTCTTGCATATCTTCTACAAAATGATCGCTTGCTAACTGTCTATCCTTTGCTGGGATATACTCTTTAAGAATCTTATAAGCGTCAATTACAACTTCAACGTCACTCATTGTTTTCCTCTAATACTTCACCTGTTTCTGGATCAACTACATCACCATTTGGTGCAGTAATTGTTGTATCCGCGATATCATCAATACTTAGTCCATCTGCGTTTGAAATATCCTGCATGATTGCTTCAAGTTTATCGCCAGTCCAGCCTTTACGGAACTCTAGCATTTCTTCGCCTGCTGCAGTCACATACTTTAGACGATTGCCTTGCTTTGTAAGCAGTCCTTTTGCTTCAAACAAGTCAAGCAACCCACTGTATGGATCCATGCCTGTTTCATAAGGAATCTTAACCTGCACTGCTTCAAACGGCTTACTATAGCGTGTTTTCATAACTTTACATGCTGCACGAATACCATTTACCGTAGTAGTCTTGTTGCCGTCCAGATCTTCTTTGAGCTTTAGTTTACGCATTGCAACAACAATACTTGATGCATAGATAAAGCCTTGTCCGCCACTGATCTTGTCATCTGGATCAAACATATCCTGCGATGCGTATGTGTGGTTAGTACACACCATACCTACATTGTAACTACCAATCATATTAACTGTGTTACGCACAAGTGCAGTTAGTGCTTTAGGTTTACGCCCCATATCACCTTTCATGTCACCTTTGTTAAACTGATCAACATCTGTAGGTGTCATCATCATACCCAAACTATCAAGTACAAACAGTACCTTTGGACGATCTTCTTCTGCCATTGCTTTATAGTCTGCCATAAACACACTAATAGTTTTGGCAACATCGTCAATCATGCTCATGCTTAGTTTAAGCAGTTTGCTTTCGTCTGTGTCAACACCCAGTGCTTGTAGCCAACTTTCATCCAGTGCGTTCTCACTGTCGATCAGCACAACAAAGATGCCTTGTTCTTGTGCATGACGCACAATGTTGCCACTTGCAAAATAACTCTTGCCTGCACCTGATTCTCCAGCAAACACTGTGACTTTGCCCATTGGCACGCCACGATGAAAGTCTCCACTGATAAGATAGTTAAGTGCATAACTGCCTGTGCTAATCCAATCTGTTGGATCATGAAAGCCGATACTTAGTCCATCAATGCTTTTTGTAATATCTTTTCTAAATTTGCTTACGTCAAACGGCTTTGCCATTGAAATTTCCTTCCTGAATAGAATGGACGAGCAATTGCTTGCTCGCCCTTACTTAGCCTTATGATTGGCGGTTACGAATCATCGCTAGGATGTCTTCTGCCCGCTTGCTTTCACCAGCTGGTGCTGCTTCTGCAGGTGCTGCCACAGTTTCAACTTGTGGAGCAGGAGCAGGTGCCGCTGCAATTGGTGAAGGAGTTGCTGCCGGAGCAGGTGCTGGGGTAGCTGGCGCTGCCGTTGCAGTAGACGTACTAGAGTTTGAGGAACTCGCAGGAGCGTCAA